TCACGAGCTTCAGCTTGACGGACGCGAACCCATAGGTTCGGATGCAGCTCGCCAGACTCTTTTTCCGCGTGCCTCTCGCATCGTTCGACCTCACGGATCGGGCGCAACTGCTGCGCGTCGTGCATCATTCGAACTTGCGACCCATGTGGGCGCGTGAGAACATCCGGAAGGGCGCGACGGTCGCGCTATAGGGAGCCACGACGATGGACAAGGCATCACGCATCGCGAGCATCAAGACGCAGATCGTCGCGCTCGGCGTCTATTCGAAGTTCGACGAGCTCGCGCTCCTGGACGAGGTCGCGGTGTTGGTCGCGACGCGGAAGACAACGGCCGGCGCGCGAGCCGGCGATGCCGCGCTGTCCAACACCGAGCGCGCGGAGAAGCACCGGGTCGCGAAGAAGGCCGCGTTCCAGGCCTCGGTGGCGGGGAAGACCGCGCCGACGACCTGATCGGTAGCACGCGGTGGCGATCGCGAACTACCGCGCCGGAAATTCGGCCGGTGGAACATCCGGTTCCGGCGAGATCACGGTCGCGCTCACGCCCGCGGTCGGCGACCTGTTCTTCGTCATCTACATGGTGTCGGGGAACACGAACGACGCCCCGACCTGCACGGACGACAACGGCGGGACCTATACGCTCCTTCAGTGCGCCAAGCTGAAGAGCTCGGCGGACCGGCTTTCGGTCTTCGTCAGGAACCAGCTCCTGACGAACACAACGTCGACCACGTGCTCCCCGATCGCAGGCGCCAACACGTCCCGTAATGCGCACGTCATCGCGTTCTCCGGGATGTCGAAGGTCGGGGCCGCGGCGATCAAGCAGTCGGCTAAGACCGAGAACGGAGCGGCGGCCGGGACGCCGGCCGTAACGCTTGGCGCTAGCGCGGACACGAACAACGCGCTGGTCTACGTGGTCGGGAACGGGACGAATCCGGCCGGGATGACGACACCGACCGGGTTCACCGAGCGCGCGGACACGGGCCAGAACACCCCTTCGATCGGGCTCGAGAACTGTACGGCGAACTCGGGCATCACGATCGCGACCATCACGTCGGGCTCGACCAGCGCGTCTGCTTTCGGAGCGATCGCGGTCGAGCTCGATGTCGGGATCGCCGGAGCGTTGAGCAAGACGCTGGGCGCGCTCACCAGCAGCGCGGCCGGAACCCTAGACATCCAGGGCTCGTCCTCCCCGACGCTGGGCGCCCTGACGCTTTCAAGCGCTTCCGCGCTCGATATCGCTGGCGGATTGACCAAGACGCTGGGCGCGCTCACGCTGGTGTCGGAAGGAACGCTCGAGGCGTCCGGCATCGTCGGGCAACTCGACGTGACGCTCGGCGCGCTCACCGGGTCGTCCGACGCCACGCTCGACATCGCGGGGCAGCTGGCGGTCACGCTCGGGGCCCTCGGCATGTCCGCTGCCGGCGTGCTCGATATCGCGGCGGCCGCGGCCGTGACGTTAGGCGCCGCGATCCTGGCCGCGGCCGGGACCGTGGACATCGCGGGCGCCGCCGGGATCACGTTGGGCGACCTGGTGCTCGCGTCGGCCGCCGACGTGGCGATCGCGGGCGGATTGATCAGGACGCTCGGGGCTTTGGCGCTCGCGTCGCATGGTGTTCTCGACATCCGGTCGGCCCTGTCCATCACGCTGGGCGACCTCCTGCTGGTCGCGGACGGAACGGTCGTGACCGGGACGGTAGGTGAACTGGACGTGATCCTGGGGGCCCTGACCGGCACGGGGGCCGGGACGCTCGACCTGGCCGCTGCCCTGACCCGGACGCTCGGCCCGCTCGTGTCGACCGGCGCGGGGAGCCTCGACCTGGTAGCGGCGGTCGACGCCCTCCTCGGCTCCCTAACGCTGGCTGCTGCCTGCACGCTGGGAGCCCCGCCCACGCGCTCCATTGCGGTGCAGCGGTACTTTGAGGGCGCCCGCTCCGTCGAATCCTTCTTCGAGGTCGGCTGACCATGGGCGCGGTCATCACCAGGTCCTCGCAGACGCAGCTGTGGGCGGCGCTCACGCGCGTCGTGCTGTCGGGGCAGGACTCATTCCTCGTCACGAACGCGCCGGCCGACGGGGCCATGACGATCTCGGAGTGGAAGTGGACCTGGAGCGACGGATTGGTGCAGCGCGGCGCCTGCGTATCGCGGAAGTTCCCAGTCGCCGCGTCGCACAGCGTCACGCTCGAGGTGACGTTCCGAGCGGGCGGGACATCGTCCACGTCCGATACGGTCGTGGTGGCCGCGACCCCGTCGTTCTCGGGCTTCAAGAAGTACGTCGACTCGACTCGCCCGGACGACAGCGGGGACGGCAACAGCGAGGCGACCGCGTACAAGACCGCGGCGAAGGTCCGGGACGTGTGGACCTCCTATCGCGGAGCTAGCTCGACCGGCTTTGCCCCCGGCTGCGTTCTGTTCAGGCGTGGCGTCGGTTCCTACGCCGCAACGGCCGGGGAGTCGTGGGACTTCGGGCCGCTCTACGTCGGGACGTACGACACCGGGTCAAGGCCCCAGTGGCTGTTCCCGGCTGGCACCGAGTTCCAGCTGGGCGGCACGAACCACGACGACCTGTTCGACAATCCCGTGTTCTCGGACGGCATCGACTACTCGTGGTCGGCGGTGGACTCGAACAACAAGTTCAACCTCGGGCACGTCGCGACGCAGCTTGAAGGCTCTGTAGTCACGAATGCCGAGATCGCGTTCGCCGGCCACGGCGCGACGATATCGCTGGTCGAGCAATCGAACGGCTGGCGATTCGGATGCTTCATGTCCGGTCCGTTCCTACACATGGGATTCTCGTCGTTCACCGGCAACGGGCATGACGGGAACCTGGACCATCAGGTCTATTGCAGCGCGGGCGTGTCACGCTGCGGGATCGAATGGTCGACGGCGGACGCGACCGGAGCGGTCGCGGCGCTCGACGGGTTCAAAACGTCGGGCTGCTCGAAGTTCTACCTCCGGCACGTCGAGGCGATCGGATGCAAGACCGCGTTCGACGTTGGTGGCAACACGTCGCCGAACGAGCCGTGCACCGACATGGTGTACGACGCCCCGTTCGCAAACGAATGTCTGCACCAAGGCTGGTGGGCGAACCTGTGCAGCCGCGTCTCGATCCGCAATCCAATGTCGATCGGCGGCCTCGACGCGTGCGTGATCGAGGTGCAGAACCAGTCGACAGGCATTCACGGTCTCGAAATCCTGGACGGTTCGTTCTCCAACTTCACGGGCAGGCTGCTCCGCACGAACGACACGAACTTCAGCGGCGTCGTGATGAAGAATTGCGCCGCTCTGAAGGACGGGACCGGCATCTTCTTCGACATCTCGGCGGACGCCGACCTGGCCGAGATCACGAGCGATTCGAACCAGTTCTTCAGAACGGGCGGCACACCAGGCTCCGACACGTCGTTCGCCTTGGTCGAGGGCGTGTCCAAGTCCTTCGCGAATTGGCAGGCGTCCCCGATCTCGCAGGACGCCGCGAGCTCGTTCGTCGACCCGCTGTTCGTCGACCCGGACTCCGACCTTCACCTTCAGGCCGGGAGCCAGTGCATCGATGCCGGGGTCGACCTCGGGCTCCTGTTCGACGCCGACGACCTGCCGAGGCTCGTCGGTTCGGCCGTCGACATCGGATCGTTCGAGGCCGCGTCCTCCTCGGATATCACGGGATCTTTCGACAAGCCACTCGGATCGCTCGGCATGTCGGCTGCCGGCGAGGTCCAGATCAAGGGCACGCTGTTCCGGACGCTCGGCGCGTTGTCCGGTTCGTCGCACGGCCTCCTCGATCTCGAGGCCGACCTGGACACGGCGCTCGGGGCGTTGCAGCTGTCGTCGCAGGCCCTGATTGGAGCCGAGATCCTGGGCGAAGCGAACATCCAGCTGGCGCCCGCGACCGTGCAAGCAGCCGGGACGCTCGACGTGCAGGCTGGCCTTGACGTTGAACTCGGCGCCATCGCGTTCGAATCGGCCGCGACCTCCAGCGTGGGGTCGGACTCGACGGCAGAAGTTTTCTACACTGGCGCCAGGTCGTCCGAAGTCTTCTTCGAGGCGGGGGCCGCGTGATGGCGACGAACGTGGCGGTCAAGCTCGGCCTGCTCGAGTTCTACGCTGGCAACCGGCGCGACCTGAACTTCCAGGTCTTCGACATCGACCAATCGGTGACGCCGGCGGTCAAGACGCCGCGCAACATCACGGACGACACGATCAAGTGGGCGATCTCTCGCATCACGGGTGGCACGTATTCCTCGACGCCGGTGCTCCAGAAGTCGAGCGCGACAGGCGGCGGGATCGAGAAGACGGATCCGGGCTCGGGCTGGTGCCGCGTGTCCCTGCTCAAGGCCGACACGGACAAGCTGCTCGGGGACTATCACCAAGAGCTTGAAGATTTCGACCTGGACGGTGAAAGTCAGGTCGTCGCGGTCGGGCTCGTGCGCATCTTGCTGAACGTCAAGAACACCTAACCGGAGGCGGATCCCATGGCGTTCATTGCGACCGCGGGCGGCATGTTGTACGCGGGCCCGAAGCGGCACTACAGAAATTCCGAATCGATCTTCGTGAACCTGACGAAGCAGACGGACGGCCAGCCCTACACGACCGCCGTGGTGTCGGCCAACCTGGACCCTGCGCACGTCCTGATGAAGGTCGTGCTTCCAGACGGAAACGTCCATACCAAGAGCGCGAGCGCGCCGGAGTTCACGATGGTGCATGCCGAGAACGCGCAGCCGAACGGTCACTACCGGGTGCAGCTTTGGGGCGAGACGATCGCGGGCGGGCATGATGTCGACTTGGCACAGGCCGGCGAGGCATACCTCGTGGTCGCGCCTGTCGGCACCGAGTTCAACCCGATTTGCGTCGGCTTCACGGTCGAGACGAACATGAACGCGACCCTCGGCGTGACGTGGGCGCCCGGACCGTCGAACACGGACCTGATTCGCGGGTGCCTCGGGCTCACGCGCTGGCACGGCGAGCGGTTCGATTTCCCCATCACCGCGACAGGCGCCGTGCTCGTCGGAACCTCGACGCCGCGCGTGACCGTCGTGTCTTCCCTGCTGCTCAAGATCAGCGACGCTGACAATGCGAACATCTTGACGCTCAACAGCGCGGACGACGACTTCACCGAGGGCGCGGACGGCAGCGTCTACTTCGAGAAGGCGATCGCCGGGCTCACGGGAAACCGGGCGCTCACGGCGCGCGTGCAGGCCGTCTACAAGGGCAAGACCTTCGACAAGGAGTTCCCGTTGCAGTTGCCGGACGCCGCATGATCCGGGTTCAGAATCCGTCTGCGATCACGCTGCTGCGCCGGCGTCCGCTGCGACGCCACGAGGTGCAGCATGCCGGCGTGTTGTCGTGGGGCGCACCGGCCGAAGCCTCGATCGTGCTCGAGAACGACCGCGTGCGCTTCACCTTCAAGCGCGACGCCGGTACGGGCCTCCGCCTCGACACGTTCGAGCGTCTCGAAGACGGGGACGTGGTCGCGACTTGGACGAACCGGGAAGCCGACCTGTGGAGGCTCATCGCGTTCGACACGACGCCGCAGCGATCGACCGCGACCTCGAGCGTCGGGCCGGTCAGCGGATTCATGGACGAACCCGTCGTCGTGACCTCGCCGAACCAGAAGATCACGGTCACGTGGTCGGATGTCGGGATGGGCACGGACCGGGTCGACGTGACCGTGACGGTGCAGCTGCGCCACGACGAAGACTTTCTCCGCGCGGACGCGTCCGTCGCGTTCGTCGGGACGCCGAGTCGGTGGGCCATCGACTCGATCGTGCTCCTGCCCTTGCGCGTCGACCCGCTCGATCGCGGCCAGGACTTCGCGGTCATGCCGACCGTATTCGGCGTGGAGGTCGGGGATCCGATCCGGAACCTGATCTACGACGTGGCCGGCAATGGCCTGCTCACCACGTTTGGACTCCAGATCCGGAACGTCTGGACGTATCCGTCCGGGCGTGGCTGGTCGATGGGATGCTTCGGCTACTACTCGCGCGCGTCCGGTGAGGGCTGGACCGGATGGACCGAACAGTGGGACCACACCTTCCAGAGCATCGTGTTCCAGTCGGACGGCCACGGCGTGCTCCTCGAGGCCGCAACGACGTGCCCCGACAACCTGTGCGCCGGAAACCAGGACGCGATCTTGAAAGCCGGCCCAATGTGCCTGCGCCCGATCGAGACGACGCATCACGGCTGGAACGAGGTCGCGAAGAACTACCGCGACCGCATCGAGCTCGTGAACCCGTCGTGGCTGCCAGAGAAGCGATGGAAACGCGGCGACTTGTCGGACACCGAGAAGGGCCCATTCTTGTTCCTCGACGCGAACCACGCGGGCTACGGTGGCGCGACCGCGTTTCTCGTCGACCTGGTCACGAAGGCGCGCATGGCGGTCGGCGTGACGCAGGACGTTCCCGTGTTCCTCATCGCCGAGATGTCGAACCAGAACACGCTGTTCCCGAACGACACGCAGAAAGGAGACGCCGGCGTCACGTTCGCCGCGCTCCGTGGGATCAACTGCCACGCCGGCCAATGGCGGCCGGAGGTCGTGGGCGCGGACGTATGGGACGGCCACAAGTTCGCGCAGGAAGAGATCCGGTGGTGGACCACGGCGCAAGCGGTCGGGGCATTGCGAGCTTCGCGCGTCGCGTTCTTCTTCACGGACGGGATCGACCGGCTGGCCGAGCGCGGGCGTGACCAGTACTACCATGAGCGGAATTTCCCGATCACCGCGTGGGACGGGACGACCCGCACCCTCACGGTGGACGGAACGCCGAACGGCGACCCGCTCCTCGCTGGAAAGCTGTTCGCCACGCTGGTGCCCGCCGATCCGACCGCGCGCCTCGCCGGCGCCGAGGTGCAATCGCTCGGCTCGGGCTCGGTCGTGGTGAAGACCGGGTTCCTCGACATCAACGGGGTCGCGGCCACTCCGCTCGCAGGCGATTCGGTGGAAGTCTGGACGCTCGACTACGCCATCGAACAGGTCCAGTATTGCACGCATGCGATCCTCGGGTCGGACGACTACCTCGCGCGCCACGTCGAGGACGCGATCGCGCAGGCCGTCGAGATCAACGGCAACTCGCACCTGTACGTCGATGCGTTCACGAACCAGACGATCAAGCAGCCCGTCGATCAGCTGATCTCGTGCTATCGGAATCACGAGGGATGGGGCCTGATCGAGGACGACTACATCCAGCACCCGCTCGGCGGCGGGGACTGGTACGTGAAGGCGCAGCGCGGATACCTGAAAGCGTTGCGAGGTGCCGCGCGTAACCGGCAGGAGTCGCTCGGTCGCGAGAAGGCGTTCATGCTGTCGACGGAGGACGTGGACGAACAGGCGATGGACGTGGTCGACTACTGCTGGCACGGCATGGGCGCCGGCGACCTGCTCCGCGTCACGCACGGCGCCGACCCTGCGCGTTCGAAATATCGTGCGGTCCCGTTGTTCCCGGCCGTGCACGCGGGCCGCGTGTTCGGTCGCGCGCTCCTGCACGAGATGTCGACGGTCGGGATGGCGAGCGCGTCGCCGGCAGGACCGTCGTATGAGTCTCCGAAGAACGACCCGGTCATGCACCGGACGTTCGCGTACGAGCTCGGGAGCGAGTGGGTCTACGGCATGACCGTCCCGACCCTGTCGTTTTGGGCGGATGCCGTGAATGGCCCGGACCTCGACATCTTCGACGACACCAGGTTCAGGGCCGGCGGCGGCGACGTGAACGATGAGCTCCGCCTGCTGCGCGACCTGTGGGTCCAGATGAACCAGTTCGAGGTCCTGGGCGGCCAGAAGTGGTTGCGTCACGGGAGCCTCGCGGGCCTGGCGGTCGTGGACTTCGATGCCACCGACTTCACGACCGGCTTCGCCGATTCGCTCTATACCGGCCAGTACGTGAGCTATGACGTGGTGTACGACCGCGAGCAGTATCCGCGTGTCGCGCACGCATGCTGGACCTCTCGGGACGACGACGGCAGCGCGATCGTCCTGCTGGTCAACTGGACCGAGCAGCCGGCGCGCTGGCGCGGCACGCTCCCGATGCAGGCGCTCGGATTCGCGTCCGGCGCGCCGGTCGCGGCCACCACGCTCGACGCCGCGCTCGAGGACGCTGCGGTCGACACGACATTCACGGCGACCACGGGGGTCCTGGACGTGCCGGAGATCGCGCCGTACACGGTCCTGGTCGTCAAGCTTGCCGCGCCGATCGTCGATGCGGTCGGGGCCGACTTCGGGGCCGGTGGCGGGCTGGTCGTCGGGCAGAACAGCTACGTGACCCAGGCCGAGGCCGATGCGTATGCCGCGGCGTCGAACCTGTACGCGGGCGCGTGGTCCGGGCTGCCGGACGACCGGAAGACCCAGCTGCTCATCACGGCATGGCGCTCCCTGGAACGCGAGGCGTGGCAGGGGACGCCCGCCGGGCTCTCGATCATCGATGCGGCCAGGCTCACCAGCGGCGGGTTCGACTACGTCGTGGGCGACCTTCTGTACGTCGCGGGTGGCACGGGCCGGCCCGCCACATTCGTCGTCATGGCGACGGCTACCGGCGGGATGGTGACGGGGCTCGCCCTGCTCGACGCCGGCGCCTACTCGGTCCTGCCGACCCTGGACAACCTGCCTTCGACCGACGGGATCGGGGGTGGGGCCGAGTTGGAGCTCGAGCCGACGGGGCAGCAACTCGCCTGGCCGCGCACCGGAGGCGTGTATCCGTCCGGCGTCCCGATCACGTCGACCGACTATCCGCCCGAGCTCACGGCCGCGCAGATCGAGCTCGCGCTCTACATGATCGGGAAGCCCGCGATCGAGGCTGGCGCGTCCCTGTCGGGCAACGTCCAGTCAGTGGACGCGAAGGGCGTAGGGGTCAAGTTCTTCGCCCCGACCATCGCGGTCGGCGTCCCGCCGCGGTTCCCGCCGATCGTGATGCAACTGCTCGCGCCATTGCGCGGTCCGCCTCCGGGTGGCGCCCCGTTCGTCGGGGAGAATGGGGGACCGTCCCGGTTCGATCGGCCGCAGTTCCCGATCGCCGATATCCCGATCTGACCGGGAGGCGCGCACATGGATTTTTTCGGTGTCGACGTGCCTGGAATCATCGGCGATGTCTTGGGGCCCGAGTTCCCGGCCGCGACCCTGACGAAGGTGACGCCGTCGGAGGAGGGATCCGGGAGCGACGAGCCAGACCGGCGCGACTTCCCGTGCAAGGCGCTGGTGAGCGACTACTCCGAAACGTTCGTCGCGCTGAACACTTCGTTGCGTGGTCGTCGCCGCGTCCTGATCCTGTCCGCCACGCTTGACCCGACCGCCGTGCCTGAACCCGGCGACGAGGTCACGGCCACGGATGGCACCGGCGTCGCCAGGCGGTACACGATCGCGGACGGAGGCGTGTCGTTCGATGCGCTCGGCGCCGTGTACGAGTGCGGCCTTGCGCGATGATGGACGTTCGACGCGGCACGTTCCGCTACTGCGACGAAGCGGACGCGTCCGGCAAGGTCATCGCGCGCAACCTGTGGTTCTGGTGTCCGGGCTGCGACCAGGCGCACCGCGTGTCGATCAGCAGGACCGACGGGAAAGTGTGCTGGACCTTCGACGGCAACCTGGACTGCCCGACGATCGCGCCGAGCATCTTGTGCCTCGGGACGCTGCGCTGCCACTCGTACCTTGAGCGCGGCAGGATTCGGTTCCTCAGCGATTGTGGCCACGCGTTGAAGGACAAGACCATCGACATGCCGCCGCTGCCGAAGTGGCTCACGGAGTAGCGCGTGCCATATCGCACGGCCGAGTACGACGCGCGCAGCATCACCAGGCTGCTCGACCGGGTCGAGATCAACTTGCGCTCGAAGTTTCTCGTGTTCGTCGACGACGTGCGCAACCAGCTGACGCCAGATTCGATCGAGCGCATGATCCTGGAGCGCCGGTACCAGGAGGCATCGGAGGCGTTCAGCGACGCGGCGCGGGTGTACGCGCGCGAGATCGAGGACGAGTACCGCGTGTCCGGGAAGGATGCGGCCACGTTCCTCCGGACCGCGCTCGACATGCTCGTGAGCTTCGACCAATTCAATGCGCGCGCGGTGAACCACGCGAGGCGGAACGAGCTCCGGCTCGTGCGCGGCTTGACCGAGGAGCAGCGGACCCTGATCCGCCAGGTCGTGGCGAACGGGATTGCGCGTGGCACGAACCCGCGCGCGCAGGCCCGCGAGTTCCGCGATTCAATCGGGCTCACGCCGCGGCAGCAGGCGTCGGTCGAGAACTACCGACGCGTGCTGGAGAACCAGGGACGCCAGCCGCTGAAGGAGGCGCTGAACCGGGAACGCCGTGACGCCCGCAGCGACAGGTCGGTTACGCGAGCGATCGCGGATCAGGTCGCGCTCACGCCCGCCCACATCGATTCGATGGTCGAACGGTACGCGCAGCGCCTGTTGATCCTGCGCAGCGAGACGATCGCCAGGACCGAAGCTCTCCGCTCAGTGCACGAAGGCGCCAACGAGATGTTCCAACAGGTCCTTCAGGCCGGAGACATCGCGACGAACGAGGTCGACCGGAAGTGGAACAATGCGGGCGACTCGCGCGTGCGCGACCTCCACCTCGAGCCCCTGGACGGGCAGGTCGTGGGACCGGACGAACCCTTCATCGATGCGAACGGGAACATGCTCATGTATCCGGGGGACCAGTCGGCCCGGCCCGAGACGACGATCAATTGCCGATGCGTGATTTCGTGGGCATTACGCGTATGGGTGCCAGAGCTCCTGAGCAGCGGGGCGACGGCGGAAGCGGATGTCGAGGCGGACGTGACTGCTTGAACGACGCGCTGAAATAGATACGACTCGGTTCCGCGATGGCGAAACCAGTCAAGGCAGGCGAAGCCTATACGCTCTCGGGACCGCTCGCGAAGGTCCATCCGGCCGCGTCGCGCGACCTCGGCCTCGTCTTCGGATGGGGAATGGTCTGCAACGTCCGGGGCCAGGACGGCGTGATGAGGAAGTACTTCGACCTGCAACGCCATCACATCCCGGACGAGGCGATGCTCCGGAACGGGCTCGAGTTCGCATCCGGGCTGCGCGTCAGCGGGGAAATGCACCTGACGGACCAGGATGGAGAGTCGGTCGAGAAGGGGTTCTATCCCTACCTGTTCCCCATGACCGAGCAGATCGCGAAGGGCTATGGCATGACCATCACGCAGAGCGGCCTCATGGTCTGCTCGAAGCCGACGCCCGACGTGCTGGAGAGGTTCGATTCCGGCGAATACACCGGGTTCTCGATCGGTGGCACGTTCTCACGCGATGCCCTGATCGATGTCGAAATCGACGAGGACGAGGCGGTGTTTTCGTGAAGGGCCACATTCTCAGCGTGTTCAAGGTCCGGGAGATCAGCCCGGTCGATGTGCCAGCGCAGGTCCCGGCGCTCGCGCTCATGCGCAAGCGAGCCGGCATCGTGCCCGATGCCGTGATGAACAAGCGCGCCGCGCTCACCACGAACGTCGACGGCCACTCGCATCTGATCGACTTCGGTGGCTTCGGGACCGCTTCCGACGCCTGCGAGGGCATGACCAGCTACCAAAACGATCACGCGCATCCCTGGGTCGTGAATCCCCAGGGCGAGGTAGTGATCGGGGAGGCGGACGGCCACGCGCACGATGTCGCGACGATGAGCAAGGGCTTGTTCTCGGCCCTCCTGAAGATTAAGCCTCGCGCTGGCGAGTCCGAGTCGGACTACATGTCGCGGTTCATGCGCGACAAGAAGATGACCGGAGAGTATCCGGAAAAGAAGCAGCGGGCAGCGATCGCTCACAAGATGTTCGGCAAGTCGGCGGCCGCCGACCCCGATGAATCCCCCGACGAAGGAGAAGGTTCGATGCCGGACAAGAACGAGGTCAAGGACGACGCCGTCGCGGCCCTGACCAAGTCGGTGGCCGAGCTCAAGTCGCAGAACGACGCGCTGGCGAAGAAGGCCGAGCGTGCGGACAAGGTCGAGGCCCTGTCCGACACCGAGCGCGCGTTCTTCAAGTCGCTCAAGGGCGAGGCTGCCGACGCGTTCCTCGCGGCCGACTCCGGCGCACGCTCGAACCTGGTCCGCAAGGCCGCGAAGGACGCGGAGGACCAGGATCCGGTCATCCACACGACCCGCGACGGTCGCCAGCTGCGCAAGAGCGCGGGAGCCGACACGATCGCGCTGTGGAAGCGGATCGACCAGAAGGACGAGGAGAACGAATGCCTGCGCAAGGCCCACGAGGACGCCGACCTGGCGAAGCGGGCGGGCGAGTTCGAGTTCCTGCCGGGCGGGTCGGCCGTCACGATCGCGCAGCTGCGCGCCATCGACGGGATCAAGGACGAGGCGATCCGGAAGGGCGCGCTCGAGCAGCTGCGCGCGGCGAACGCTGCGGCCAAGAGCAAGTTCGTCAAGAAGGGCACGAGCTCCGGTGGCAATGCGGACGCCACGGACGGCGCCACGAGCCTCCAGAAGATCGCGGACGGGATCCTGACCAAGTCGGCGGGCACCCCGATGACGCGCGCCGAGGCTCTCATCGCCGCGGCCAAGACGCCGGAAGGTCGGCGCCTGTACGCGGAGGCCGTGAGCGGCGAGAAGTGATCGGGCGTCCGGGTCGAGCGAATTGAGCAACCAGCGCGCGCCGACCGGCGCGTGACGAAGCGAGAGGGACGACGACATGCCGAACCAGGTCTACGAAGGCGTCCATCCGAAGTCGGGCATCGTGGGCACCGCGATCACGCGCCATCGGTACGTCGTGCTGGCCTCGGACGGCCAGATGGACCACGTCGCGACGCAGGGCAGCATCCCGCCGGACGGAATCTCGCTCGACAACGGACCGGTTGTCGGTCGCGCCTTCCCTTACTCGCCGATGGACGGCGCGGACGTTCCGGTCGAATGCGGTGCGGCGGTCGTGGTCGGCGCGCTCCTCATGAGCGACAACGTCGGGCGCGCGATCACGTACGTCGAAGCCGTCAACAACGTCTGCACCGGACGGGCCAAGTCGGCGACCAGCAACGCCGGCGAGATCCTCCGGACGCTGGCCCAGATCATGAAGACCGGCGGCGGAACGTAAGCCGCTTCGCCGTCCCGCGACGACTAGGAACCGAACCGAAGCCGAGGAGGAGAGAGTTCCATGCCGGTCCCTTCGCCTGGTCAGTACGACGTTCACATCAACGGTCTGATGACCGAGATGTCACTCGGCTGGCCGCAGCTCCACGACAGCTTCGTCGCCGACCGAACCTTCCAGGTCATCAGCTCGAAGCACCGGAGCGACAACTACCTCCGGATTCCTCCTGGGGAGTGGAACCGGAACCAGATGCAGGAGCGCGCTCCGGCGACCGAGTCGGCCGGCAGCAATTACAAGATCGACACCACGCCGACCTTCTACTGCCGACGCTTCTCGCTGCACCACGACATCCCGGACGAGATCGACAACGACAAGGACGACCCGATCGACCTGGACCTCCAGGCGAACTACTTCCTCACGTCGCAGGCGCTCATCAACCGCGAGGTCGCGTGGGTCAACGCGTACTTCAAGACGGGCGTCTGGACCGCCTTCGACCTGGACGGCGTCTCGTCGGCGGGCTCGGTCGACGCGACCCACTTCCTCCAGTACAACCAGACGGACTCGGACTTCCTCGCCGTGATCCGGCGCTACATCACGGATTGCTCGGAGAAGTACGGCCGTCGCCTGAACTGCATGACAATGGGCCAGCGCGTGTGGGACGTGGTCATCGATCATCCGGACCTCGTCGGGCGCATCGACCGCGGACAGACGCAGGGTGTCGCGGGTGCCCCGAAGGTCATCCGGGACGCGCTCGCCATGCTGCTCGAGATCCAGGAAGTGAACGTGATGTCCGGGATCGTGAACAACGCGATCCCGGGCGCGGCCGATTCGCAGGCGTTCATCGGCGGGAAGCACCTGCTCCTGTCGTACAAGCCTCCGGTGCCGGGCCGCCTGACGCCGGCGTCCGGCTACACGTTCGTGTGGCAGGGCGACGACCTCCAGAACAACGAGCGCGGCTGGGCCCTGTACGACCTGCCCTACGAGGCGCGCCGGAAGTGCCGGTCCATGGAGATCGAGTCCTTCTACGACCTCAAGCAGGTCGAGGCCGGTTTCGGGGTCTTCTTCGAGAACGCGGTCAGCTGACACTTCGCCCTTCAATTGGACGCGGGGCGGGCGGGCGCGCTGCAGGACGCCTGTTCGCCCCGCGGTCTTTGGCCGCAGCCGGAGGCCCTATGGCCCGAACGAACCGCCCGCGCGCGCAGGACCAGGAGGCAGGCGCGCCGCACGACCCCACGCCCCGCGCGCACGAGGCCGCGGCAACACCGACGGCGCTCGGCGCCGCCCTGGCGCCTGTCTCGGACGCGGCGGGGGCGTCGGGACGGGTTGCCGGGGACCTTGCGCCTGCCGCGCCGGTCGCGCCGCGCAAGAAGTGGCAGCGCCGGCACCCCGGCGAGCGGTGGGACATCCGGGCGCCCCTCCTATGGAACCGCCGGATGCACTTCTCCTGGGGCGATGCCGCGGTGGGCGACCCCGTGACGAAGGATCAGATCAAGCTCATCGGAACCGGCCGCATCCATCGATGGTGGTTCGCCAACATCGTGCGGCGCGCCGACGTGGTGAAGGGTCGGGTGCGGAGGGGCGTGGTCTCGCCCGCGCCGTCCTGACCCGAAGGGACCGGCATGGCGACGGAGCAGCTGTCGGTCATCTTCGGCGTGATGAACAAGTTCGTGGAGCGCATCGCCATCGGCGTGACGCTCGCGACGCACGGCCACCTGGTGTCGAAGCCCGCGGAGGGCGGCACGCCCGTTGACACCGGATGGGCCCGGTCGAATTGGGTGCCCCGAATGGGCAAGCCCTTCGAGGGCACGGCTGGGTCTCGCCCGGACAAGATCCGGGACTTCAACGCGCACGCGGTCGGGATGTCGGCCACGATCGTCGGGGGCAAGATCGACGAGGGGCCGCAAAAGGACGGGGTCGCATCGATCTCGGGCTACCGCCTCGGGATCGGGAACCTGTTCGTGACCAATAACGTGCCGTACATCGGGCGCCTGAACGCGGGCTCGAGCAAGCAGGCGCCGCGCGGATTCGTCGAGCGCGCGATCCTCCGGGCCATCACGGAGGACTTGAAGAAGGGCCTCAAGGGGACGCCGTTCGAGGGCCCGAACACGGATCTGATCCGATGACTGTCGCGGAGGCGCGCGTCATCCTGGAGGACGGGTTCCTCGCGGCGTTCCAAGCCGAGCACCCGGAGGTCCCGGTCCGCCGGGACAACCGGACGTTCAGGCCGCCCGACGACGGCCCATGGATCGGGCTCTCCGTGCAGCACGCGACCGGCTACCTCGACGCGATCGGGGCGAAGAAGCGGTACATCAGGGTCGGGACCACGTTCATTCAGGTTTTCGTGCCCCTGAACACCAAGATGGCAGGCGGCGACGCACTCGTAGACGACGTGGTCGACATCCTGGAAGGTGCTGTCTTCGGAGCAGCGAGCCGCGTCCGTTGCTACGCTGCCATTCCGTACGAGGTCGGTCGCGACGAGAGGTGGTTCCAGACGAACGTGACGGTTCGCTTCGACTACGACGTTGTGAAGTAACTGGAGGGCCTCGCGGTGAGCTTCACGCAGACCAACGAATCGTCGATGTCCGTGTGCGTCGAGACGGCGATCGGCGTGGCCGACATGCTGTGGTACTTGCTCGACATCAACCAGCCGGACGACTTCGGCGCGACCGTCACGACCCTCGCTCGCCAGCCGATCTCGAAGATCCGTCAGCCGCTGAAGGGCGCGCCCGTCGACTTCGACGCGGCCGTCGGGTTTAGCCAGGACATGACGATGGAGAGCGCTGGCTTCTGGTTGCCGCGCTTCCTCTACTGCGAGCCGACGAACCAGAACCTGACGTTGCGCGCGGCCGTGGTGGATTCCACCGGCTTCCTAATCCCGGGCACCGTGACCGCGAACCAGGCTGGCAAGTGGCAGTTCGTATCGACCGGTCCGCGCTCCCTGATCTACGCGACCGGCTATGCCAACGCGGCGAACAACGGGCTCCACAATCTCACCGCGGATGTCACGACCGGAGCGGGACAGAAGCTCGCCTTCGCTGGCGCGGTCGCGGAGGCGTCGCCCCCGATCAATGCGGTCGTCGACATCGCGGGCATCCGTGCCAAGCAGGGCGACCTCGCGATCGTGGTGATTGGCTCGAACGTCACGCTCACGTCCGGGAACAACGGCGTGACGGGCGGCGATCAGCTCGACTTCACCACGTGCGGCCTGACCGTCGGGCAGCAACTCCAAGTCGGTGGCACGGTCGCGGGCGTGCAGTTCAGCTCGGGCGTCGGGGCGTTCCGCATCCGGACGATCGGGGCCGCGTCGATCACGGGCGACAAGCAGCTCGGCACGCTCGTGACCGACCCGGGCACCGGCGACACGGTCGACCTGCTGTTCGGGCGCTTCATCCGGAATGTCGACGTGGACGCGGACAGCGACGACAACCGATTCTCCGACCTGACGCTCCAATTCGAGGAGCGATACGACGACCTGATCGCACTCGGAACGCCGGGGTACGAGTACGCGCCGGCCGCGAAGCCGAACCAGATGACGTTCGACCTCCGGACCGGCGACCTGATCCGGATGAAGATGGACTTCCCGTGCCAGTACGTGCCAGGGGCCACGAGTGTGCGGAAGACCGGAGCGGACGTGCCGGTCGAGCCGCTCCGCACCGAGGCGTTCGCGGCCGCCGGGAACGTCCTGTCGATGCGGACCGTGACGGCCGGCGGCGTCTCGTCCTACTTCCACAACCTCGCGTTCACCATCAACAACAACTGCAAGCCCGAGAAGGTCATCGGCACGAAGGGCCCGCTATTCATCAGCGTGGGGCGCCTCGAGGTGTCGTTCAGCGGCGAGGCCCTGTTCACTGACCCGGGCATCGTGGATGCTGTGGGCACGGCCGAGACGGTCACGTGCGACATGTTCCTGCGCAACGGGCAAGGCGGGATCGTGGTCGACCTGCCGTCGCTCTACCTCGACGGCGGGAAGCGCGGGTTCCCGATCGACCAGACCATTACGGTGGCCCTCGGTGGGCGCCCGTTCCTCGATCCCGCGCAGCCCTTCGGCACGTCGATGGGCGTCTCGCTGTTCCCGGTTCTCCCGTAAGGCCAGCGCGGCGCCGGACGCGCCGCCGTTTCAGGAGCTCACGTCCATGGCGGCAACCACGAAGACGAAAGGTCGGGCGTCGTTCGGCAGCATCGTGATCGATGGGCTGCTCGCGAAGGTCGGGCTCAAGCCGACCGCAAAAGTGACGGCCGCGCAGGTCGGGACGTTTCGCGTGGTGCAGAGGCAACTCTGCGTCCTGACGAACGAGGCCATCGCGCTGGCCGCGGCCGACGACACGGTCGGGGTCAAATTGTTCGATCTGCCGAACACGAACCTGATCTTCGTCGGGGCGAACATCGATCTGGCCGGCACAGTCGCGTCGTTCCAGACGAACACGGGCGCCAACCTGGACTTCGCACTCGGCTCCGCGCAGATCGCGAGCGCCTCGACCACGTTCGCCGGCACGAACGAGAAGAACTTGATTCCCAAGACAGATGCGACCGGCGGGGCCGGTGTCATCGCGATGAAGGGGACCGTGACCGCGACCGAGATCCTCAAGTTGATCGCGGCCGGAGCGTCGAACGCGGTGTGGTTGAACCTGGTGAACGTGACGAACGCGGACGGCATCGTCACGCTCTCGGGAACGGTCGAGCTCTACTACGTCGACATCGGAATCTTCAGCTGACTCCCGCGGACGCGGCGACGCGTCCGTCCCCCGCTGACTGAACAGGAGCTACATGATGGTCCCCGCCGACGATGCGGCGGCGCCTACGGCGCAGTCGTTCGACTTCTCGCACCTGAAGCAGCTGGACATCGAGGGCGAAACCCGATGGTACGACATGCCGAGGGTCTGGCCCGGCTTCCGGCTGAAGGTCCGGTGCACCGACCCGACGGTGAACCGGACCATGTGGATGGGGCGCCGCGAGATCGTGGCGAAGCTCGAGGGCAGGGAAATGCCAGTCGAGACGAGCGACAAGCAGGAACGACGCTACCGCGAGGAGGATCGGGAACTGCTCCCGGAGTTCGCCATCGTCGGATGGGAAAACCTGACGGACGGCGTCGGTCGTCCCGTCCCGTTCAGCGTCGAGGCTGGAAAGCAGCTGCTCGCGAAGCTGCCGGCCTGGATCCTCGATCCGCTCCGGAAGTTCTGCATGGAGCCGACGAACTTCGCGCGCGCGATCAACTTCGACGCCATCGCGGGAAAATCGCCCGCCGCCTCTCCTGGGAGCTGAGGGCGCGGCGGGACCGTTGGACGATCAAGCACCGGATCCTTCGGCGCGAGCCGCTTCCCGATTGGTACAGGGCTGAGCCGCGCATCCATCCGGCGGAACGCTGGTACCTCGATGTCGCGTTCACTGACCTGAACACGTGCCGGCAGGTCGGCTTCGCGCAGGGCGCCATCCCGTGGACCGCGATCGTGCAGTACGCGGACCTGGAGGGGATCCGTGGTGACATGAAACGCCTGTTCGTCCGGATCATGCTCGATCTGGACGACGCGTTCTTAGAGTTCAACACGCAGAAGGTCGTGCCGACGCCGGCGCCGGCTGGCGCACCCGCGAGGGCCTGACATGGCCGAGCAGCAAGAATTCCGCATCAACATCACGGTCAACACGACCCAGGCCGAGCACGGCCTCGACTCGGTCAAGCACCACGCCCTCGAAGCGAACGCCGCGCTGGAGCTACTGAAGAAGGGATTCGAGGCGCTCGAGTTCGTCGTGTCGGCCCCGATCGAGCAATTCCTCAAGCTGAAGGAAACGACCGAGGAGCTCATCAACGAGTATGACGCCCTGTTCAACGCGCAGGCGAAGATCGGGGCCCAGCTGCACCAGTACGGTGAGGGCGCGGCCGCAGTCGCGGAACACCTCGAGCACTTGGCGCACGAGATCGTCGAGACGAGCCGCCTGACGTTGGTGCAGGTCAAGAGCGGACAGGCCGCGGCGCTCGCGTCCGACCTGCAAGGCGAAGCCCTGGATCGCGTGCTGAAGGTCGCGGTGAACGTCGCGCGCTTCTTCGACCTGGACTACCGCCAGGCCGTCGACAAGGTCACGAAGGCGACTGAAACCGGCACGTTGCAGATCGGCCGATTCCAGCGCGCCATCACGCTCACGGACGACACGACGAAGCGCACGGCCTCCGTGCTGGACGCGCTCGAGGAACGCTACTCGCACTTCGCGGAGGGTGGGGCCGACGGCGTGATCGCGCTCGACAAGGCGTTCGAGCACTTGCGCGAGGTCGTGGGCCAGATCCTGTCCGAGTCGCCGCAAGTGAAGCGGTTTTTCGAAGGCATGGCCGCGGCCGTGCATCACCTCACGGAGGAACTGATCGACAATAAGGAGCAATTCTCGCAGGCGTTCGGAGCCGTGTTCGTCGCGTCGTTCACGGTCGCGAAGACCGCTGCGATCGCGTTCTACAAAGTGCTCAAGGACGTAATTAACGGAATTCTTGACTTCGTCGCGTTTCTCCA